GTTTTATCACGACATGGCGACCGTATACGGCATTCAACTCACTGACCGACTGAACACCGCAACTGTCCGACGCCCCCTTAGACTTCGACGCTACGACTCATACATTACCACTTTTACCACTCCTAATGGCATCTCCCAACTGTACCGCGCTCTGGATTTCCAACCAACTCAGTTTAGCGCTTCTGTTTTACAAACTTTCCCTCCACTTAACGCCTGGAATCCCGCTCCTCAATTCCTTCCCGATGATCTAGACCTATCCCAGTGGAAAGAATGGATTACTGATCGAATGCGATCCCTTGCCACCGTACTTCAACGTGCTTACCCACTAGTAGCCAACTCACGTCGGGAGGTGAACCCCATCGTTATCGGTCTGGTCACATCAGCGTTCCTCAACCAACGCCCAATTGAGCGATTTCTTCCATTGCTATTCCTTCGACCAGGAAACCGCGATCCTATCGCGCCCTTGGTAACGGTGGATGCCACTTTCTCTGACGATACCTACGTCTCAAACCGTGTTCTGTACACGCCTGCCGGTCTCAAGTATCTAACCTTAAGGTCGTATGATTCCACGAAATCATCCGCTATCTGTACCTTCGGTAAACACGTTCCATTCTACGCCATCGCTGCTTTCTATCCCGACGAGCACGCCCGACTGACCATCCTCCATCGTTACAACGGCGGACCACCTCTAATAGAGCATTTTGATCAACCAACGTACGGACCCCACGTACTCATTCCCGCACTTGGCTCCCCTGAGGGTTATGATACGGCCAAGCCGACGTTCGCCGATCTCCTCTTGACTGAGGGACTTCTCGATTCATTCCGCCTAAACGCCTCAGCCGGCCCCTCAACTGCCGTGGCTCGTATCGACCAGACTTATCATATTGTCATGAATGGCAACCCAAGTGATCACACCCAGTTGGCCACTCGCCTGTCCAATCTGTCACTACTCGCTGTCCAAGGTTGTCAGATGACGGTTCAGGTTGTTGACCATCCATCCATGTCGGACGTCTGTGGCTTTCTAGTGCGCCTTCTCGGCCCCGGTGACCCTCAACGGTTGCTCAACTATCAAACCGATCAGATTCTAATCTGGCAGGCTAGCCCCTTCCCCTTTGGTAACAACCCTCGTTATATCAGACGTCAAGGTCGCGTACCGTTCACCGTCGGTAACACGACGTACGTGCCAGACACCAAGACCCCACTACCATTCCTTCCCCAGTATCGGCGTGCTGTTGTGAATAAGAACAACGCTCTGGCGTCATACCAAGAGAATCTCTTGCCTAGTTTACCAATCTACCACGGTTTCGCTCTCACCGGTGGTGCCTTCTTCCAATCTCGTGACATTACTGGTGATCCCGCTAATGTATGGCCGGTGAATACTATGCCTACTCTGCCTCAAGACTATTTTAGCATCCGTTCCAGGCAGCGTCGCGAGCTACTCTCCCGGCTGCGATCACCGTCAGATCGTTCGTACATCAAGGACCTTCATAACATCTCGTTCGCTGCTACCGTTCTCAACCCCGTGAATAATCAGATCGTCCTCTCTGAAGGTTTCTCCATGGCTTACCTTGGCGCCGCCTCCACCCACGGTGCATCGGATCAACCACTCATCATCGACGCGCTCAAGAATGGAACTGTCCCAGGAGTCCCCGTGCCATCCAAAGTGGCTCAATTTGGTTATGACGTCGCCAATGGTAGCATCATGGACGCGACTCTCTCGCCACCAACTGGAACGTTCTCCTTTGTTTACTCAGACGTCGACCAAGTGGAGGACGCTGGCCTATCCATCGTTGCCGCTAACCGGGCTGCAGCTGCTGTGACGACCGTCGCATTATCCATGACTACGGCAGGTGGTCTAACGATCGTGAAGATTAACTTCCCGACTCCCGCTTTCTGGACTCACTTGTTCCGGCAGCACGCCATGCATGCGCGCGCGATGTACATCCTAAAACCGTTGATCGTGAACTCAGTGGAGGTCTTCCTCCTGTTCGTCAGCCGCGCTTCCGACGGTAACCTGGTCTCCTCCCCCGCCTTGCGGCAATTCCTAGTCCAGCTTTTTGACAGGTCAGCGTATCTAACTGACTTGATGGCTCACGTCCCTTTGCTCGGTGATGTAGATGATGGCGCGACCTCCCTCGGCTTTAACGCTTGTCGACTGTATAGCCCTGACCTCCCCTCTACTAACGTCACGCCCGAGATACAGACTCTTGCCTACCAACTGGCTACGATCGTGCCGTCCACCTCGTTCATCGCCCGTGAGGATTATGATGGGGCTACAGCCGTCACGTTCTACGGTAAACGTACATTCCTGTCCCAAAACCGCCTTGACCGTTTGGTAGACGTCCCAGTTCCCGCAACCAATGCCATCAATCATCAGACGCGCTTCACTGGCTCCCCGGTGTACCAGCTGTTTCCTGCCAATCCCGCTCCTGTCACCCAACTTCTCGCTGGCGCGTATAACCGTTTAGTTCACTCTCAGCTCGCTCGTGTCCAGCCCCAAGCTCTAGTGGACTGTGGAACGGGTCCGGAATGCCGCGTCCTCTCGCTCATACCTCCCACGACTGCTATCACCATGATTGACGCGCGGCCCCCGGCTGAATTGCTTGCAGCCTTCAATCCGGCTATGAACCAGTACATTGAGGATGACTTCCTTAACCCGGCTCTTTGGGTCGCGCATCCGTATGACGCCTTAACCGCTATCTTCTCTTTAGGAGCTGCCTTCGCAGGTGCCAACTTAGATCTTGTCGTCGGTCTGACAGCCTTCCTGCGCCTTGTTCAACCAGGTAACCTCCAGCACCTTTGGCTGCAGCTTAACACACCCCTCACATCCAACACTTCTCTCCCCGGCCTATTGGAGATTGACACCAGGACTAATCAATACATCTTCAACGGAGGACAGCGCACCGAGCCCTACGCTTTACCCAATGACATTTTGACTGCAGTGCGTCAGGTATTCCCCGCGGCCACCACCTCCTGGCTGACTGCTTCCCCATCGATGGATTGGGCTGAGTACGTTATCGCTCTGGGCTCCTCAATGTCGTTAGATGACGTCAACACGATGATCACTTACTCAGGCCTGGCTCCCATTCTTCACATTGATCAAACTCAGCGGCCCATGGACGTTCCTGTACCTTTGGTTGTTGGAGTCCAAGCTAATATCCATGTCGCTGCCCCCGTCCAACAGACCACCGTAATTGGCACGATCGCCGGCGTTCAAGTCTTTACCGCTGATGGCGTGACCGCCCCCTCGACCTTGGGCCCCTTAGCTGCCGTTTGGGACGCTGCGCTATCCCGTTGGAACCTTACTCTCACGCCCAATCAGGCCGGAGTCTTGGACGTTGTTGTGGACCATGCTGGTGTTATGCTCAACCGTGGCTCAACCACTATCGCATTACCACCCGCTACCATCAATGTCACCTTCCCTCAAGCGGCTAACCGAGACTACACTAACGCTGGTAACGACGCGGCCATCGTATGCGACCCTTTTTATCGTCTCGGGGTCTTCGTTAGTGTGAACGGTACTTTCCAGCCCGTTAACCCAGAACGTGCCGCCATCATTACTGCTGCCAACGTCAGATCTCTCCACTATGTATATGACCTCTCTGACAATCACGTTCTGATGTACATATGTGACATCACTGACAACAACGTGGGCCGCAACATTGCCTTCCCGCTCGCCGACATCTTCCAAACTGTGTTCCCAAACAATACTCCACTCCTCGCCTCCCCCCCCTACCCCTCTGCCTCGGGTCGACTACTGCTGAATGGCCAGCCGTTCCTAGACCTGGACCCCCTCCCACCGGTATTACCTCCAGGTGTTCAGATCCAGGCCTTATCTACCGCGGTCGAACCAGCGCGCCAGACGGTTGAGGTGCCAGCGGGTGTCTACGTGTATGTGGTTGTTTAGTCTTGGTGAGCGCCCCGCGGTTCGCGTCGTGCTATTCATC